TGGTGCTCAAGTCATGATTTTGGACGCTGACGGTACAACTCGGCTAGAGGGTACAGCGGCAGCCCCCCGGACTGTTACAGACGTGACAGGCGACGTGGTGACCGTAGATGGTGCCGCTATCGCTGGAACTGGCACAGATACATATATGGCCTACTATGAGCCAGAAGAGCCTCACGTAGCTATCGACGATCCTCAGGTAGGCTTGGTTGGTAGTATCAGCATTGTGGGCTTCAGTGTTACCGATTGTGTACGCTCTGCCAGTATCAATATGGTCAACAACCATGAACTCCAAGATTTCTGCTACGGAGAAGAGGGTCTGGGTGGCCGCTTGTTCACTCCTGGCGGAAGGTTCACGGCGGAAGTCAGCTTGGAGCTGAACCTAACCCATGATTTAGTCGAGTTCTTGAATAAGATCAGAGACTTTACCGGGGAAGATATCGATTTGGTGTTGGGCGATGCTGCTGGGCGGCATTTTAAACTGGATATTCCTAAGGCAATCTTTGCGATTCCGGAAATTCCAGTTCCCGATACCGGAACTATTCCGATATCATTTACGGGCAATGCTTACCAGTCAGCCCTCGATGCGGCTGACGAGGTGACCGCGAGTTACCTGTAAGATATCGATAATGTTCATTTTTACGAGGTGGTTCATGGCTTTTGAATTATCAATGGATACGGAAAAAACCGTAGCCGTTATTGTGAGCAAAGACTCATCACTCAAGAACGTTTCCGAGGAGGACTATGAGGAGTACCTCAAGGACTTGGACGAGGAAAAGCTCTTGATTGACGGGGAGCCCACAAGGTTCGTGTTAAAGAAAACTTTACCCTACCGAGACACTAAGAGGGTGATGAACTCTCAAGTCTCAGTGGGTGAAGACGGAAAGCCAAAGGTGAACATTAGTTTCATCATGGACGAGGTTCGCTGTGCTCTTGTGGGTATGGAAGGACCGGGGTCTGAAGCTTTCAAAAAAAGCAAGGATGGACGAGCTGACGAAAGTGTCGTCAACGCTCTCTACAACAGTGGCGTACTGATGGACCTGTATAATGGTCGTCGCAACGCTGCTGGTGAGGGAGAAGAGGAGCCAAAAAAAAGTTAATGGCCCTGCTTGAGCTGCACTTTGCGGATCATGCAGCTCTTAAAAAGCAAGGTCGGAACTTTGTTTGTGCTGGATGCCCCGAGCAAGTCCAAAAAATAAGACGCTGTAGGGAGGATAGATGGGATTTTACCGCTGAAGATGCCAACATCTTTCCTATAAAGATTCACGAGGGAGGTGGCCTATATGGTTTTTGTCCAGGAAAAGCGACCTGGGACCATGAAGCCACCTTTTTATTTGAGGTGATGACCGTAGCCTGTGAGCAAAAGGCTTTGCTCAACTCAGGTGGTATCGCCGATCAACCGACTTGGTTCATACAGCAGCTTTCTTGGTTCGGGCCAGACTATGACAGACAGAAGTTTATAAGCAAAGCCAGAATGGTCCTGGGAACTGACGAAGGTAAAGGAATGCAGCGCAAAGCTAGTGGGACCAAGGCTAAGTCTGGCGGGCAGGTAAGGAAGCCAGCAGGAAAGAGAAGGTAATGGCTGAAGATCTTCTGGTCAATATAGAGGTTAACTCCAAACCCGCTCAGAAGGGTGTGGATGATCTTACTGATAGCCTTGACTCTAATACCAGGCAAACTAAAGAACTTGCCAAGGTCCAAAAAGATCTGGAAAAAACTTTCAAGGACCTTGCAAAAGTAACCAAGCAGGCTAATGACACTGTTTCCAAGATGAGTAAAACTTTAGATACCAGCACCATAAAAGTTAAAGCGCTGGGAACTGAGCTATCTAAAAATAAAACTAAATTTAAGCAAGCTAATAAATCTATTGGTGAGACTACTAAATCTTTAAACGAATTCACCAAACAAGCTGATTTAAACGCCGGACAATTTTCTCAGTCTGGCGAAAAAATTCGTACTATATTTGATGATATCGCAGAGGCTGCAGCAATTGCTGGCGCTACTATCGGAACTGTCTTTGTAGGTGTAGCGGCCAATAAAATCCCAGCGGTTAAAAAATCATTAGCTCCACTTGTTGCAACTTTTTTAGCGGTGGGTAAGAAAGCTGAACTGGTGGGAAAAATAATTAAGGGATCTTTTAGCGCTTCTTTATTATCAGCAGTAGAAGCTGCTAGCTTTCTTGGACCTGCGCTAATTGGTATAGGGGGGTTTTTAAAAGATTCTGAAAACGCCATCATAAGTTTTATAGGTAGTGTGGTTCAATTAATCGGTATTTTGGCCACGGGATTGGTTGGTGCTTTGTCGGTTGCGCTGACAGCACTTGGCGGGTTTATACAGGGTATTGGTGAGGATTTAATAACCTCTACTGAAGAAGCCGAAAAAGCTTTCCAAAAGCTTCAAGTAACAATGGTAAAATTTACTTTTGCTATTGAGAACTTTGGAAAAGTTTTAGGCAGGGATGCAATAGGCGGTCTTAAAGAGTGGAATAAATTTTTAGACGAGACTGACAGGAGCACAACGTTTACCCGTGAGTCAATAGCCAAATCAATAAAGCTAATGGTGGTAGAGGGTGCAGCACTTGGGCTAACAGCAAAAGAAAATCAAAAGATTCTGCAGACAGCGGCGGATATAGCTGCACTCACAGGTGAAGATTTATTAGACGTATCCAAGAAAATAGTTAGCGCGTTCAATGGCCAAGCAGTAGCTCTTGCCAATTTAGGTATAAACCTAACTAAAACAGGTTTAGCACATTCTAAGTTGGCCAAAGATTCGGGGTTACTTTTAAACCAGATGAATGAGCAAGAAATTTTACAGCTGCGAATCAATGAACTTTTAGACAAAGGCAGAGCTTTTGCAGGTGCGGCGGCGGATGAAATAAACACCATAACTGGTGCTCAAACTATTTTAAATAAAGTACAAGAACAAAATCTAGCAATACTTGGCGAGCAGAATGAAGCTACTAGGCAATATTTAGTTTTTCAAATTAAGCTAGCTCAATTTTTTAATGAGCTTCCACCATCAGTGTTAAGAACAATCGGCACTATCAAGGATTTGCTTGGGGTAACCCTGACAATTATGGGCGCAACAATAAAGTATACGTTTGCAATTTTGGGAATGGTGCTAGCGTTTAATGTATTGGCTGCCACTATGTTCAATGTTTTTGGTATAACATTGAAGTTATCTGGAATATTTGGGTTTGTTCTTAAAAGATTATTACCTTTAGTAATAGGTTTACAATTATTCGCAACAGCGTTTAAAGAGCTTGAAGCTGCGGGCGGACCATTTACAAAATTCTTAGACGCTTTGTTGGGTACAGAAAAACAGGTCCAAGAAGAAACAGAAGAAACCGTCAGCATATTTACTAAATTGGGATCTGTTTTAAGGGGCACTTTCAGAGTAGCTGTAGAGATAACCAAGCTAGCACTTATTGGTTTTGCGGAAGCTATAGTACTAGCGCAATTGGGGATAGCTAATCTTGTCAGAGCCTTTACTACTGATTCTGGAAAATTAAAAGTCTTAGATAAACAAATTAAAAATATAGAACGTGGTCTTGACGAACTTATAGGAGAAGCTACCAAGTCGCAAGTCGCTATCGCCAGCTTTGGTGAGGAAACTGCCACAGCGTCAGAAGAGGTCTTAGAATTACAGAAAAAATTAGCCAAGACCACTAAAGAATTTAAACGTTTTAGAGCTGACGTTGAACAAATGGCAAAGACTATAAATAAGTCATTTGATGCAAGTGCTGAACGCGTAAAAATTTTCGGGAATGAATTTGAGCAAGCTGGTGTTGCTGTTTCAGAGGCTAGAAGAAAAATTGATGAGGTATTTGATGTTAAGAGTACTAGGGAGGATACAGCCAAAAGACTTGCGGAAGCCCAAAGAAATTTAGTCATAGAAGAACTTAATCTAGAGAAGCTTAAAGTTGACAAGATAAAAGAATTTAACCAGCTGGCTAAAACTGCGGAGCTTGACAGGCTTAGGGCACAGGGTAAAACAGTTCAAGCACTTAGGTTAGAGCTTAAAGAAAGACTTTCTAATTTTGATGCTCAAGTCAAAGCTCTTAAAAATGTTACCAAGCTTAGCGCTGAGCAGTTAAGCATAATCCGGGAGTCTAGAAAAACTTTAGAGGAAGCCGGTCTAGCTGAAATTTTTAAAGAACAAGCCAGACAATTAGAGGAAGGCCAAAAAGAAGCTGTAGCAGGACTTGAGCGACTTCAATCTGCTACAAGTAGGCTTGGGGACATAAGCAGAATATTTGGAGCTTCAGAAAAAACAAGAATTAAAGAGGCAACTAAATCAAGACTGCTTGAAGTTAAAAACCTTGAGCTTCAGCTAAGGGCTGCAAAGGCGCTAACCTCAAGTAGAGAAAATGCTTTAAAACAAATTAGAGAGCGTATAAATCTAGAAGAAAAATTACAGCTTATAGCTCTTGATGAGAGAGAAGCCAACAAGGCTCGTGAGGCTGCTCTTAAAAACTTCGAAGATCTTCAGGGTATGCTTAAATCAATTAACAGATTTGTTGAACGCAGAACTCTTAGCGAACGAGAGCTAGCCAATCTTCAAATGGAAAGAGCACTGGCACAAGTTACAGCGGTAGAAGAAGAGCTCAAAGCTAATAAAGCTCTGACTCCATTTCGTGAAGATCAAATAGAACAGCTAAAAGAGGCTATAGTATTAAGGAATGAACTCAAGGGCGGTGCTCCTATAACACTGGGTGATATTGGAAGCGGCATATTAAGTAGCCTTAAGAAGGCCAAGAGTTTATTAGATGGTTTGCAACTATCTGAAGGATTTAGACTCCCTAATTTAGGAAAAATGTTTAAAGAAGCGGGTGACGCCACAGTAAATTTTCTTAAAGACGCTGGTAAAGCAGCGGTGGATATTTTATCGAACATTAGCTTATCAGATATCGCAGACGTTGGGGCGATGATTGGCGAGGGTATGCTGACGGCTGCCCGAGGATTCATAGCCTTTTTTGACCCCAGCAACTTAGATAGAATGGCAAAAGCAATCACCGATACACTACTCAAACTGCCAAAGTTGATCGAAAAAGCATTTGCTAAACTCGACCAAGCTCTGAAAAATTTAATCGAAGCTCTACCAGAGATAGCTAAAAGTTTAATCGATGCTTTCCCAGCCATAGCCCAAGCGCTGGCAGATGCTGCGCCGGAGTTGGCGCGGGCCATCATGCAGGCATTCGCAGCAATACTCCAATCGTTGCCACAAATCTTGGCACCACTTATAGACGCACTATCTGAGGTCATCGGGGAGCTTCTGAGAGGCTTGCCCGATGCAATAATGGCCCTGTTCCAGGCTATCCCACAGATTGTGGCCATGATGCTGGCGGAGATCCCACAGATTATGGTGGAGATCCTTAACGCTCTGCCTGACATCATCGAACAAGTGCTATTTGGTGTTATCGGTGCCATGGGTGAGATAGTCGGAGCCTTCGTTGACTTCTTAATTGGTGGCGGTCTGGAAAAAATTGTTGTTGCTCTGATAAAAGCCATGCCTAGGATAGCGCTGGCACTGGTCAAAGGCTTTGTAAACGGTGTTCGCAGGGCTCTTACTGGAATATTTGGGGCTGTATCCTTCCCGCAGGACAAAATAGCAGAGCTAGCCGGTCAAGTTAGCGAAGGATTCAAAGCGGCATTTGCTCAGCTCACCGGGGAAACCAGCCAGCTCTTTGCGGTTAAAGACTTTGCAGACCCAGCCGCTGGTCTTGACCCAGCGAAACAAACTAAAGCGCTGGCGGATGCAGTTTTAAAGAATTTTAAAATAGGCGGCGATCTACTGGGTAAGCTTTTCAGGTTCCTTAAGAAGATTTGGGACGGGGTAATCAAATTTTTCAAGAAATTCGGTAAGCTCATTTCCGATGCTTGGAAGAAAATCATCAAATTTTTCGAGAATCTGGGCCAAGTAATCCTAACAGCCTTCCAGGAAATCCTAATGTTCTTCGCCAGGCTGGGCGAGATAGTGTTGGGAGCTTTTCAAGCTGTCTTCGATTGGTTCCAAGATACTTTTGGGACACTCATAGCTGACGGCTGGAACGGTATTATTAGATTTTTCCAGGTGGATCTGTTTAACGCTGTCAACAATGCCTGGATGAGCATAGTTAATTTCTTTAAAAATGATCTGTTGGGTATAATAATGGATGCTTTCGCCCAACCGATTGCTATGTTCAACACGCTAAAGGAAATTGTAACCGATGCTTTCCTGGTTCCCATAAACTTTTTCAAAAACTTACTAAAAGGCGATATAGACGGGGCTTTCGCAGGAGTCTTTGACTTCTTTAGAAACAGCCTTACTAAAATAATCGATACGGCTATCATCCAGCCCATCAAGGGGCTGGCCGATACCTTCTCAGGATTTGGCACAAAAATATCAGATGGTCTTAAGACAGCCCTATCGGGAATAACCTCGGTGTTCACTGGCATCGGTGGATCAATATTCGATGGTCTAAAGAAAATGCTCACCGATCCAGGGGCTGGTCTTAAGCAAATTATGACTGGTGTACTGGATGCACTGAACCCGGCAAGTATAGCCAAGAAGATTTTTGACTTTGGGGATATCGGGGACAAAGGAGATGTTGAAAGCATCTTAGGGATAAACATCCCTTTCGTTAAGTTCGCCGAGGGTGGTATGGTTCCAGGAATGTCCCCAGTACCTGGGGACAGCTTCATAAACGATCGAATCATTGCCGCCTTGTCACCGGGCGAGGCGGTTATTCCACGCTCATTAATGGACGATCCTTTTGTTAGAAAGCTGGTGGACAAGATCCTAAGCGGAGACTTCAGTCCATTGAACCTAGCCACTGGTGACGTTTTAAGCACACTATCGGGCGGGACTATCTCAGACGGTGATCTGTCAGGACTTGACCCAACACAGATAGATTTTTCCCAGTTAGATCCAAGCAATATAGACTTTTCCCAGCTTAGCGCTGACAATTTGGAGAAAGTTGCCCTAAAAGCCACTGTTGATGCCTTTAACGGTCTGAAAGCAGGGGCAGACGCTCTTAAAAAGATGCTTGAAGACATCGGTCTGATACCAGCCCTTGAGCAGATGAAAGATCGGCTCATGCGGGAAGTGGCCAAGATGTTCAACAAGATGCTTGGGGCTGCAGCTGCCAACTTTCCAAAGGCGGTGGAGGGAAATTTACCTCTGCCAGCGGTTCGGGAGTTGATCGCCGATGCAGTGGCACCAGTGGGGACAGCAGCCATCAACCTTGAAGGTACTCTGGCCCCAGTCGATCCGTCAATCTTGGAAGGATTCAGCGATCTAAGCACTGTCCAACTCAGCCCAGACGCTATAGCCCAGCTGGACGCCAGCCAATCGGTTATCGTCGAAGCTCAAAGGGGCGGGCTAGTGGGTGGCTTTAGCGCAGGGGATGGAACAAGAGCCTTACTCCAGCCTGGGGAATTTGTTGTTAACCGGTCTGGTGTACAGCAGCTAGGGCTAGATGTTCTGGGAGCTGCCAACAAAGGCCAAGCCACTGGCGGCGGTGGGGATACAAATATTAATATAGATATGAACATAGAGACAACTGAAGCTGTAGACGAGGATTTTGTAAGACTCAAGCTTATACCAGCGGTTAAGGATGAGTTTAAGGAGGCTAGCCTAAGGGGTGACTTCCTGATATCGAAGCGGGGGCTTAGAGAATGACAGTCCATACTAACTTAACGGGATACCTAGAACGTCCTTACCTTGACTTTGCCTATTTAACCGAGGGTCAGTACGGCAACGATGGTATGCAGGCTGAGTTTAATATCCAAGACTTGCCCGATGAAACCGGGATGCAAGCTCTCTTCTCCCAGGCTGGTGTTGAAAAACAGACTGGTATGCAAACCGAGTTTACCATCGAGGATGATGTTTCCTTTGCAATGGAGTTTAATGCTGACACGCTCAGCCATAAACAATGCCTTGGCTACTTAGTTGACCCATACTTGACGACTCCATACCTTGTGGCGCAAATGTGCGCTCATATGGGTATGCAGGCTGAGTTTGCAGTCATTGAACCCCATGAAGAGGGTATGCAGACTGAGTTCCAAATTGTCGATGCTGACGATGACAGCTTCAATGGTATGCAGACCACGTTCGTTGTAGAAGACGATGCTTCGTTTGGTATGCAGATGCTGATCCAAACCATCGACCTGACCGGTATGCAGTTCCTTGCAACGCTGTACAATACAAAAAATTTGAGAATCTTGTGCGACTTCCAATCTAGAGGAGATGCTACTACAACGGGTGGTACCAACACCTGGGGCAACGACAGCGGAGTGGGTAGAAACTGGAAAGTTAACGTAACAACCGACTCCGGTCCAGACCACGAGATTGAAAACCTGAACACTGATATTGTTGAGCAGACCTGGAAAGCAGAGTCTGCCAAGTCTGGAATCAATCTAGACTGTGACACCGAACGCGCGCAGGGTGTGTTCATGGATACCTTCAGCATTCAAAACCACAACTTTACGGGTGGCGCTACTGTATCCCTTTTGGGCTCTAATGACTCCACCTTCACAGTGATTGGAATCACTAGGAGCCTGGAAGTTATCGACGAGCCAAACATCTACCACATTGAGGAAGACCTTCCGACCACTTCCTATAGGTATTGGCGGATATCTATCGACGATGCGACCAATCCAGATCCTATAGAAATTGGGACCATTGTTTTTGGAGCTTCCAAGATCTTTACAGGGGAGTGCATAGTTGATGAGATCGATCTAGAACGGCGTGACTTTGCAGATAAGATTCAAACCGAGGGTTTTACCAACATATCCAACTCAAGAACCCAGAAAAAAGTTGTGGGGCTCAGGTTCCGGAGCCTAGACTTTACCCGTGGCAACTACCAGACACTAACAGACATATTCCTGACCAGAAGAACGGTGCTCAAATGTCTTTGGATACCAACACCTGATCCAAGCGATAACGAGTTCATGGCAAGGTTTGCCGTATTCTCTAAAATATCCAGGATACCCAGGGAGCGGCACAACAACAAAGGCAGCAAGCTCGATTTTGCCAGCTTCCAATTAGAATTGGATGAAAGTCTGTAATGGCCAGCGATGACCGAAAACCTTACTTGACTGAAACGGTTTTAGACCAGGATTTTTTGGATGAATCCCATGATAACTTGGTCAACAATCTGGAGCTAATCGTTGAAATCGAGGCTCCAGAGCTGAATGAAACCGGTCAAGGCTATACTAACCCAACTGGTAATATAGTAGAGGTTACTCTAACAAACCACGGGCTCAAAATTGGCCAAACTGTGACAATCGCCAACGCTACAGACTCCGGTCTGGATGGTGTACAGACCATAACAGAAGTGGGTGGCGATAGCCGGTTCCGGTTTGATAAAGGCTCTGCGGTTTCACCTGCCACCGGTACTTTAGACGTGCAAGCAGATCGTCAGATAAACGTATCTGACCGAAACAAGTATGTGGGCGGGGTATTTTACGAAGCCCGGCTGGTATTTCCGGTTATCACACGTACCGTAGGGGAATTTCTAAGCCCGCAGCTCGAGTTTAGTAGTATCAACATAGAGCTGAACAACGCGGATGGGTTTTTCAACAACTTCCTACCAGCCGGTGATGATTTTGCAGGCTGGATCGGCAACGAGGTCACTATCAAGCTTGGTCTTCGGGATGTACTAGCAACCTATAAGACTATTTTTGACGGCAAGATAACAGAAGTGGGTGGGTTTAAGCGGACCATCAAGAGCATTCAGTTCCTGGCAAGGGACAGATTCGACAGCCTTAACGCCACCTTTCCAAAAACTGCCTTTACCACCAGCGGCTTTCCAAATCTCGAGCAAGACAAGATCAATGTCATTGTGCCAATCATCTATGGTGACTGGACAACCAACGTGGAGCCCAATTTAGCCTCGGTCCCAGGCATTCCAGTCAATGGGGCGGATGCTACGGTGAACGGGGATACCTCCCACGTTACCAATGTGCAGGTGGTTATCAGCGACAACGACAATACAGTGTTTGATACCACCGAGGTCTACCTTCGGCGCGGTGATGATGCCTGGCGGTTTGCCTCTGGCGATATAACCAACGTGGCGGGTGGGCTAAATTCTTTTGAAATTAAGCAAAATTCGCTAACTATGACAGCAGTAACAGCGGAAGCCACCGATCAACTGTTTGAGTATAGCAGCGGCGATGAGTTTTTGGTCAAAGTTAAAGGTAAAGACCTGACGACTTATGACGATAACATCATTGAGCAGGCTCGGGATATCCTGCTAACTTATACCGATGCTGTAAGCGGTGATTTTTCCTCAAATTGGGATACATTTAGGGATAAGGCGAGTCCTTCTGAGTCTGCCATAAGCACTTTTCTATCAAGGATATGGATACAGGAGCCTCAGGAGGCGCTAGATTATATCCTTTCACTGTTTGAGCAGGTTAGGCTTGAGGTTTTTCTCAATAGGGATTTGAAGCTTGAGATCCTATCCAACCATTTGGATGACTTTGTGGCTTCCCCCACGTTTGAACTCAGGAATTGGGATGTTGTGAAAAATAGTTTTAGACCACAACTTGATGAGCGCAACAACTTCAACCGAGCCAAGGGGACTTTCAACTTTCTGCCTAACCGCAACGAGGACTTTCAGGAGACTAAGGTTTTTATAAACCAGGCTGCTATCGATCAGGCTGGAAAGGAAATCTCGAAAAGACCTGTTTTCCCCAACTTATACACAGAAGCCACGGTAGAGGACCAGGTAAAGGAAATTCTAAGGATTACCACTGGTTATATTGAGAATGTCCACGTAGAATTGACCTGGCGTTCTATGCTGCTAGATGTGGGCGATTTTGTTAAACTAAATGTAAATATACAAGGTACAGTGTTTGAAAATGTGCCAGCTATAATTAGGCAGATTGGCTATGATCCCAAGGGGTTAAAAATACCCATGCGGCTATGGAGCTTTCAAATGCTTCCATTCCCTGGGCATTCACCGGGTTTTGAAGGTATCACTGGGGGCTCAACAGCCACCATAGTTGAGGAGTAAATAAAATGGCAGTTTTACTAACAGTTTCTGACGTGGCCCTTGATGGTGCTGCAGCCAGTGATTCACTCGCAGGTGGTGGCACAGGGGTAGACCTGGGCTCGGTGGTAAACGGCAGCTATGCCCCAATCGGCGGCGGCGGTCCAGCAGATAACTCTGGGCGGCAGGATATTTGGATTCGCCACGATGCAACTATCGATCCCATTACAGATGTGAAAACATTTATCCAGACTTTTGGGGTGGGAACCGGATTTACGTATGGGGGCGCTGATAGCGCAGCCAACGACATTGTGACAATGCTGGATACCCTTGGGGATAACTCCGGTGAGTCTAAGAACAATGCTGATGATCTATCGGGCGGTCTTTGGATCGACATGGACACCGACGTTACCACGATCAACCAGTTCGATTTTGCAACAAACGGCATTCCAAAAGCCGGCAACGATACAGTAGAAATTTACGGAAGGGGTGGTGGTACCACCAACGGAGCGGGCTCGGACCTGGCCAATGCCATTGATATGGCGGCGGATGCCATGGTCATTGATAGTGATCAGAGTCAAGGCGGTGATGGGACAAACGGATATATTCCAACCGCTCCTGAGCTTGGGAAAATTGGTAAGGATGGTGATACTGCGCTAGGGGACAATGCTCACATTGGCCTTCGTATCCAACTTTTAGGCAGCTTCACAAATGGTGGGATAGTTCAATGGGAGTGGGTGGCGGCATATTCGTTTACGGCTGCTCTAGCCGCCTGTTTTATTTCACCTTTTCTGAAACTTGTTGAGGTAGCTGCTCCTATGCTGTAAACAAGATCCTCCAAATAAAAGGAGGATCAATTTATATGAAAGATGATTTTTACGTGTATGCGCATTTAGACAATCGGGGTGAGATTCGCTATATCGGCAAAGGACGTATGAATAGAGCGACCACATTTTGCCAAAGGAGCAAAAGATGGCTGGAAGTATTCCCGCATCGAAATCCCCGCGTTAAGTTTTTAGAAAAGAATTTAACCGAGTTGGAAGCATACAACAGGGAACAAGTATGGATCAGCAAAGCAATAGAGGATGGATGTGCTCTAGCTAATGTGGCTAGGGGCGGAATAGAAGGCGCATGGGATCAAAGATCTAGAGATATATTAAGCTCAATGAGATCTGGGCATAAACATCCTTTGTTCGGCACGAAAAGATCTAAAGATACTATTGATAGAATGCTCGCCACTAAAACTAAAAACGATTCTTTTGCTAAATATTGGCTCGGTAAAAAACGTGACCCAGAGTTAATTAAAAAAATGACTGCTGCCTCTATGACTCCCGAAGCCATAGAAAAACGTGCTAATCAAATGCGCGGAAGGAAACCGACTCCAGAAATCGTAGAGAAAAGAGCAGCTGCACTTAGGGGCAGGCCGAAAACTACAGAGCATAAATTAGCTATATCGGCAGGAAAAAAGGGCAAACCTAATGGTTTACTGGGCAGAGTTATGCCGGAAGAGCATAAGGAAGCCATTAGCAAAGCAACTATGGGTAGACGAGCCTTGACTCCAGAAGAACAAAAGAGAAGGGTGGAGACTTGGCGCATAAATAGCGGCGGCAAAAGAACGACTAGTAAAGCCAAGTCTGTAATCTGTATTGACTCTGGAGTTAAATATAGGTGCGCTAAAGAAGCCGCCGAGGCTCTAGGCGCAAATGCGAAGCATATTCAGGCTTGTTGTGTAGGCAGACGGAAAACTCATAAAAAAATGAGGTTCCAATATGCGTAGCCCCTTTAAACCAAAAGAGGCTAGATATGTACTGCGCTGGCGGTTTGACTACCACGACAAACCGAGCGCCAAAGGGATGTGGAGCAAGACAACTAATAACCCAGTGGATCAGGCTTGGAACAAAAACAACAACCCAAGCCGAGTAAAGATTGAGGCTAAAGATCTTGATACAAAACAGGTTAGAGTATTGGTGGATTGCATCGGAGAGGACTTTAGAAACTTTGCCTGGCTCGCAGCGGGTCGGATTGGCGGTGGTTTCATTCATGGTTCTGTTGTGCCTTTTACTCAACTTGTGGGATTAGAGATGTGGACAAGGAACAAACGTATCCAAGTTTATAATACAGGTGAGATCCTGGTGAAGGAATTGACCGAAAGTGACAAGAATATGAACTTAGCTACTTATGGCAAGTAGGGGGCTTTAAAAATGGTTGAAGTATCACGGTCCAAATTAGATCACCCAACGCTGGCAACCACGGGTGGAGCAGCTCTGCATACCTCTGTTGAAGCCTTGTGGACTAAGGTTGGAGACAATGCAAACTCCAGGTTTTTCACTGAAGATGCCCTAGCGAACACAGCTAGTGTGGATTTTGATCATAATTTCTATGTAGACTTTGATGATCTGACCACCATCCTTTATGAGAGAAATACTGGGACGGGTGAACTGATTGGCCAGCTGACCTCTGGCTTTTCCATCACGGGGAAGGCTGGGGACCTAAAAAGACAGATTACGGTCACCAATAACAGCGGTGGCCCCAAAGATATTGCCCTGGTGGTCATCCATGGGGGTGGCGCGGGCGCTGGAGGAGGTGGGGGATCGCTCACCTGGAATGAGCCCAGTGGTATATCCCCGGTACAGGGGGAGGAGAATGGCGAGAAGGTCTATCTTTACGAGTCTGGCCTTGCCAACAAGCTGGTAGCGTTCATCAAAATACCGGCTGGCCACGTAGCATCGAACCAAATAACCATGAACATTGGTTTGTATAGTCCGTCAACATCGAATACCATCCTTCTAAGTGCCACAACTACATTAATCAGAACCGGGACGGATGGCATAGATTCCACAACAAATCAGCACAGTAGCACTAATACTGCGGTGACCAATACAGCCCCAGCTAACAAATTTATTTCAGAAAGTTTAGATTTGACCGATGGGTCAGGGCAGATAAACGGCGTAGACGCTGAAGCTGGGGACTTGCTTAAAGTTGAGCTTTTACGGGGTACAGATACAGACACAGCGGACATCCGCTTTGTTCCAAATGCAACGGAGGTAAGTTTCTAATGCAATTTATAATCTTTATCATAATAGCCTTTCTGGCTAGTCCTGCATTTGGGGGGATCATTGGTGGGCTAGATGCTCAGGATGTGCCCAATACCAACCTCATGGAAAATGGGGGGTTTGAAAATGGAGAATCACGGTGGACCGCCGATGGGTCTAGCGTATTTTCAACAGTCACTTCGGGAGCAAACCTGGGGCTTGGATCTCGCAGCGGTAGTTGGGATGCTTCCGCTGGTGCCGAGTCCTTGGCTAGTTCCCAAGTGGCCATTAATAACGGCCAGGGAACTCGGCTCTGTACCGCTTCCTTTATGTGGAAGGGTGGGGACGCCAACATAGCAGCTCAAGTTTGGGATGGTTCTAGTGTTTTAGCCACTAGGACTTTATCGGCAGTAGCCGACTGGACACATGATACTATTGGCTATACTTGCCCAACGTCTGGGACAGTAGGGTTTAGGCTTCTATCCTCTGCAGACGCTGCCATTGTATACTTGGACGATGTCTACATGGGCATTCAGCCTATATCTGTAAATATCAACCCCACAGTCTTTACCGCTACCAACACCGTCACAGGATTTGGGGGTACCACGGGTACTATTGCGCACAATCTTAATGTTCCTATAGACAATCAATATTGGTATGCAATCCTAGATGATGGCTCTGTTAAAACTCAGCTTTCTGGGTCGGACTTTATAACTGACACAACAGTAAATGATATAGACTACGATTTTACTGGTTTGGCTGGATCAGATACCGTCACTGTTTTCTTGCAAGATATGGGCTTTTCTGCCCAAGTAATTTCCACAAGAACTTACAATAGTGGTGAGCTTTCAGCAGCTCCTTCGTTCCCACTTAATCATGGACTACCCGACAGACCGTTGGAGCTTGCTGTTTGGACCGAAGGGCAATCGACCGCGGGGGAATGGGATAAGCGAACAGACCTTTGCTCTGCGACACAGACACAGATCAACTGTGACCTCAGCTCCTTGACAATAGACGGAACCCATAACGTACAGATCATCGCTAGCATGACGCCTGGTGGGACAGCCATTCGCTGCGCAGCTGCTAGTGAAGATGGTCTGATGTGTCAGACTGCACAGACCTTTAGTGGTGATAAGACATTTAGTAATGATGTAACAGTGTCAGGAACATTCACAACAGACCCTGCAAATATATTCAACGTTATAACAGAACACAGAACAGCAACTGATGTTAATTACAACGCTGGTGCTTGGGTAGACCTTCATTCTTTGACGCTCACGTCTTCTGGGACATGGCTTATTCACTATAGCGCCCCATTTCAGAAACCATCGAACGGTAATATAAACACAAGAGTCACAGAATCTGATGTTCTACTAACTAATAGTGAGGGCTTTCAACAGAACAACGAAGGCGGTATTTATAACATACTCCAGTGGTTTACTTACACTGCCAGTGGTGGTTCTGAAGTAATGCAGTTAGAAGTCAGAAACTCAACTGGTGCTGCCTCTAATAAGGCTTGGGATGATGCCTGGGCACCCGTAACAATGATCGCTATAAAGATAGCTGATTAAGGAGTTAAAATGAAAAAACTATTCCTATCCATAGCAGTCGTGGCCATGTTGGTTGGTGCCTATGCTTATTCACAAAACTCAACCATGAAAATGGTCGGGGATGATATCCATGTAGAATTTGCTACAGATGGGTCATCTAGAACTATTTTGGCGGGAGCACAGAGAAGTTATCTTAGATTAATCAGGCTTAGGTAGGAGCTACCATGAAAAAACTATTACCATACTCGTTTTACATTTTGTTGCTAGTTGGTACGATTGTCGGCATAGCCTATGCCCAGCAAGATAAGACTGTTACCAACAGGGCACAGGACAAAGATTTAATCCTTGAGGTTAACGACGGAGGTACTCCTACAGCCGCGCTAACAGTTGATGGGGCCAACGCCACAGTTGGGCTAAACGTTGAAACAGAAATATCCGCCTCTACTTGTGCTGTTGGAAATGTATGTTCAGGTTCCTATACACCAACGTGTCAGTCTAATGAACTTTGGACAGGTGTGTCAGGTGGTTCAGGGTTTTGGACTTTGATTGGAAAAAACTTAACTGTGACTGGATCATGTAATGCAACCAATGCTGTTAATCCAGATGAAGCAGAACGCCACAGGATGGAAATAAGTATTCCATTTGGATCATTTGATAACAATGCTGACCTTAGGGGTGTTTGCACATTTGGAAATTCTACTGCACCCACACAAACAGACAGAACCAGGGGCGGTACAGTCAGTGGTCTTCAGGCATCAAATGAAGCCTTTTGTGTTATTCATCCACCAAGTGCTAGTGCAGCTGGTGTGGTAGATTTTTTCTATATGGTTGAACTTGACTAATGAAAACTCCACTAAAAATATCCTTTCTCTGGCTGCTCCTTGCAGCCTTTTTTGCATGTGAAAATCCTTTAAAAAAGGACAACAAGCCACAAGAGCCTGTCAAGCCAGACATGGCCATGGTAGCGGAGAAGCTAAACCTATACTGCTCACTTTCAAAGGAGAAGTACGGTGCTCAAGGTTATGTTCATTCTAAATGTGACGGTCTTTTGTTTACTTCTTTGCATGGTGTTGCTTGTTCTTATGTTGCGATAGATGAATTTCAAAAGGAGCCTGGGCTCTGGAAGCGCTCCCCCACCCATGATTGTTTTGCTAAGGGGGAGTCAAGGTCTGGTATCTCAAACGATATGATTATTGGACTGCTTTTATATGCCTGGCAACACCAGCGCCCAGATATACCGGAGAATTTAATCAAGTACGGCGAAGACCACGGGTGGGATATGTGCGGGGGGGAGCATGATAGCGAAGAAACCCGCCTTAGTAGGTGCATCATAAAGCCTACGCTAAAAGCTACTGTTTATGAGGTAGCGGTAAAACTAGGCTATGACTGTAATGATCGCTGTCACCTGGCCCGCGCCATACCCCAGGTGTGGAATCCCCATGATACTGGCTTCACTGCCCATCTAACCCAGCTCCATATTCTGCTTAGGGGGCATGTGCAACGCGGGATAAACGATAACCAACTGGCGCAGCTGCGCTGGCAAAAGGACCGAGTGACAACAAACGCTCTGTTCCAGGCTAGTTACGCTCTATTCACCAGTGGCGATATGACCGACGCTTGGGAAATATTAAGGGGACTACACTTTCCAGCCGATAGGCTACCAGGTTCTGGGGAGCACTGTACAGAGTACCTCTGGCAGCGTGACCCAGGGGCTGATTGGCTACCCTGTCCCGGAGATAGCAGGGAGCACTACGGGACAGATTTTCTTTTCGCTTCAATGGTAGTTTTGGGGTGGCTACGTGATGGACTGGACTAACATTCTAGTTGCAGTTATCGGGGCCAGTGGCGGAGCCGGTTTTGTCGGCTGGATCGCCAAATTGTTAATCGGCAGGTTCCTAAGAGAGAACGATAACAAGCATTTATTAGCCATGGAAGCCATCCAGAAGGTAGCGGATAGACAGTATAAATCCCACCGGGCGCTTTCTGATAAACTTTCCGACCTAAAAACCGATACGGAAGTTGTAAAGACCAGGATAGGCGAAGTGCTTAATATCAGGTCCGATGTAATAGATCAGGGGAAAGAAGTTGCCATCATGGCCAAGCAAATTGAAAACCTTTCCCATGATTTTGACGAAGAAACAACCGGAACAAAACACCGGTTCGATATCATGGACCGGGAGATAACCGCCATCAAGCAATTGGTGGCTGCAAACAATTAGGAGATTATTATGGCTGGACAGTATGGAACAAAAGAACTCATGGACTACGCGAAAGCGCTAAATACAGCTGGCGAGCAACTTTCAAAAGTAGCCGAAGACGGTAACATTGACCTTTGGGACCTTCGACATATCCCACCTCTTCTGCAGGCTGCTAAAGATGCTGCTGACGGTACGCCAATGGCTAAGCTAGAGATGAAAGAGCTATCCAAGGAAGAAATGACCCAAGTGGTTGAGGCTTTTATTGCTGGGGGAGCTAACCTGATAAAAGGCGTTAACGCTCTCATGGCAACCATGGACAAAAAGAAATGACCTGGGCGAAGGTAATTTTAGCAGCTTTGGCACTCGCTAGAGAATTTATAAAATACCTAAGGGAGCATAAAAAGTGCTCCCAAGCCGAGCAATTAGCGGAACTGGCTAAGGCTACACAGACTATCCAAAAAGCCCGCGAACGTAAAAAATACCTGCGATTAAATGTATAATGTAAGAGAGCTTTCTATCTGGGAGCTTGAGGGGCTGCGCCGTTTAACGTGACCTGTAGCGTCGATAGGACGGTGACGCCAGCCCCTCTTCAGAAAAATGCTTGGGGAGAAGTCATTCATTATTTCTATCGGTAGAAAATTGAGGAAATTAATGGCTAAGTACAAAATAGCTAAGCTGCCGGAGTTCTATCCCTACGCTGGTATGATGCTATCACCTTCCAGCAATTTGGTCGGATACTTTGCAAAGAGAGATCCCTCAGGGATAACAGTCCATTATACAGCAAGCAGGTCGCTCGAGGCTACCCATGAAACCTTGATGATTCGGGGGCTAAACTATCATTTTATCATAGAGCGGGATGGGATGATCGTACAGACTGCTAAATTGACCCATAGAGTCCACCATGCTGGGAAGGCATCTTGGCAGAACCGGAGCCCAAACCGCTCTCATATATCCATTGCGCTACTCTCATGGGGGCTCCTGGATGAGGATGGGAAGAACTGGACCGGGGGACAGGTCCACGGGGCAGATTGGCGGCGGCAGGGTGGAGCCTTGTGGGACAAGGCTACTGAACCCCAAGAGGAATCCCTGATAAAATTGTGTAAATGGCTGGTAAAAAGGGGCATCCCCTCCAAGGGTATCTGCGGACACGATGAATGCTGCATACCACCGGGGCGCAAAGTAGACCCCGGGGGGATTACCAGCTTTACCATGGAAGAACTTAGGCAAACGTGCAAGGAGGAAGCATGAAGGGTTTACTGATTTTTTTGTTTTTCACCAGTGTTGCATATGCGGACTACAAAGTTGACCGAACTGGTCAGAAAATAACCATCGATGATATGGCCTACTACCATGCTTTAAATGAGGGGCTGGTGGAGATCCTGATGCAAGCACAATCAGAAGCGGTCAGGGACGAGGACGGGACGATCATAGGGTGGGAGCTGTTCGACTTCACCGAAAGATCTATCTTCCATGTGGTGGGTATCAAAGAGGGTGACGTTATAACCCATGTTGATGATATTCAGCTCGACTCGCCAGCGGTAGCCGTTCACATGCTCAAGTGGGCTCGGTACCAAGATGAGGTAAGTTTTACACTGATTAGACGCGGCAAAAAATTAGTCTTCAATGTTTCCATAAAGTGATAGCCGCTCGAGGTGGCGAAAAATCTTAGCCCAGTTTTCTGGGTAGACTACAAAAACCTGGCCATCGGCTTTTAGGATTCTCACCATGTTGTATTCTTGAAGACCTGTTGGCTTTTCTTTTTTGTTCCGCTTTAGTTCAATAGCAACGAAGTAACCCCTGATACAGGCTATGATATCAGGGGTACCGCCTATCGATACTTGCTGGATTTTAGTGGCCCAGGTATTCGGCAGGGTTTTAAGATCGGATAAAACCTTTTCTTTTAGCCTTGTCTCTGATTGCACGTTGTCTTTCTAGCGCCATCCTAGAGCGCATCCGGGAGCGTACAGCTTTATTAACAAAGTCAGACCTTTTACCTTTTTCTAGTGTATTTAAAAAGTCTACCAGATCCGAGTCCAAGCTGAAATGTAGCTTTTCCTTTTTCTCCCCGGGGGGAAGGGGCGGTCGCCCCATTCTGTTAGCCATTCTTTAATTCTTTCATTTGCTCTGCTAGCGTCCAGAGAGCTTTGTTCAACCTAACATCTTCGGTTACCGAGTTAACTCCCCTGGTACGGCGGCGACGGTTATTCGCATCCCTTCCAGCCAAGCCACCACGGATCATATTTTCTTGTATCCGATTGTAGGTAGTAAATAAATCATCTTTTCGATCATCCCAGCGGCGGGATCTAAGCAACTGAACAGGCTCGATAGGAGCTGATTTTTTCTCGGTATCCCAACGAAGGGGGATAGCGGCAGAGGCTAGCACCAGCTGTTCTCTGTCCGTTAGCTTGATCTGCTGCATCTCATTGATGCTTTCGGCTTGGGCGGGGAGCAACTCAGTAGCTACTCGCTCAGTAATATCGATCACATTGTCCGCATCATAACCAACGTGGCGAACGCGCATCTCCTCAGCGTTGCCGATTTTTGTAGTACACTGATTGTCACAAAAGCAGCGGAAAAAGCCTGAAGACCATTGGAAGCTGCTAGAGCCATCGTGAGCATTGATAAGAACCTGCTCCATGATTATTTCATCCACGCTCAAGAGCCTGCCGATATCTTTAGCCTGGCGAAAACGAAGCATGTGCTTTTGAAAACCCTGGCGCTCTTCTTTACGGGTACGTGATTCAAAAGCTGCCACGGGCTCCCAGCCTGACTGGCGCATAATGTCCACAACTTCGATAGTGGGGATAAATCGATACTTGTCGGAAGTGGTTTGCGCAGGTGCGTCAGCGAATACGCTTGGTGCTACTCGTTGGATGATCTCGTTTGAAAGTGCTGTGTTTCTCATAATTTTAGTTCCTTATTGAAAGTGGGAGGGGCTTTATCGCCCCAGTGATTAAGAAGATACTTTAGGTATTACCAAAAGTCAAGAAAAAATTTTAGCTATTTGCCTCAACATATGCCAAGGCTTTAGAGTAATCAGAAAAGATAGTGGCCATTGGAAAATTGGTGCCAGCATCATAATCGTGGACAACAACAGAAAATTTGCCGTTGTTTAATTCTACAATTCTGACTTCAGTGTTTTCTTCGAGAGTCTTAGTGAACTTGATCATTTTCTTATCCCTTTGTTTGGTGTTGCCCGCCACTGAGAACAATACTACTTTAGGTATTACCGAAAGTCAAGAGTCTTTATCGGCATTTTTTGAAAAAACTTTAACTTTATTTTTTCTCGGGTAGTTAAGGTAGGTTACGCCAGGGTGTATTTCTATTTTTTGCTTACTTCATATTCTGGGAAGCTCGGCACTCTTCTAAATTCCACGGTCTTTTATCCCCCCAGGATTTTAAACTATAGTCAACATCACAAGTTAGCTGAAGATACTTATGCGGGTAAGTATTCTCCATAATATTTTTTATGTCTGGAATTAAGTGCTCCTCCCCAAAAGCAATTTCGCACAATATCTCATCGTGCACAGTTACTAGCAGTCTTGATTCTTTATCCTCTAAAAAATCATGGATCTTATTTAGTGCAAAGCGCAAAACATCCGCGCAACCACCTTGTATTAGATGATTGGGGGCTTTATACGCAAACCCCTGATCAAAATGATAACGTCTTCCAGCCCAATTTTTAATAGGCTCACTCTCAGCTTTCTTTATTACTCTTCGGATCAAACCTTTTATTTTTGGGAGCTGGGAAAAATATCTATAGCGTAGCTGCAAAGCCTTCTCTAGCGGCAGCCCCAAAGATGCTGCTAGCTTCTGAGCCCCGCCGCCGTAGAGAAGCATAAAATTTAAAGTCTTCGCTGATGTTCTATCTACCCCCATAAGGCTGGCAGTAGCTTGATGGACATCTAGCCCCTCTTGATTAATTTTACTGATAACATCAAATTCCCCGGCATAGTCCAAAAGCATTCTGTACTCTTGTTGCGAATAGTCCAGCATGGCAAAAAAATAGCTAGGACGTGGTATGAAGGCTCTGCGGATCAGATATTTTTGGTCGAGGTTTTCTTCTTTGCTGAGGTTTTGCAGGTTGGGATCTGAGTAGGAAAAGCGACCCGTGTCTGTCCCTGCTTGCCGGATGTTAGCGTGTACCAGGTTTGACTCATCCGCATAATAAAGAAAGTTCGCATAGTACGTGTTTGCCTTTTTAGTAGCATCACGGTGAGTTTGTACGAGCTTCGCCAGCGGCGATGAAAAACCAGCCAGCACAGTATCTTTAAATGATGGGTTACCCTTATCGGTGGTCGGATAGTCTTCTCCCGCTTGGTCAAAGGCTTCGGCCAATACTTTGTTGCTGTCTTTAAACTCGATCCCGCTTTGGTCTTGGAATGCTTGGGCGGCTTGTTCTGCGCGGCTGAGTTCATGCTGGCGAGCCTCTTCGCAGTAGGCTCTGTCTATTTTTATACCACACTGCTCCATTGTAAAACAAGTTTTAGTTAGTCTCCATTCATTTTCCATCAGGGTTTTAAACTTGTCCCCACCGATCTTTGCCAGCTCTTCCAGCTGCTGCGCGTGGTTCTCCCCGATCTGCCTAACAATTGTGCCATCGGTTTCACCGTAGGGAGCTATGATCTCAAACGGCACTCTGTCATAATGCGGCTGCTTGGCTTTTTTAGTTTTACCGGGAGCTTTGAGCCAGGAGTATAGACGATTCTTTTTAATATAGTCGTCCACCTCCTGGCTCTTTTCAAGACCTACCCTCTCCGCAGAGGCTGCTAGTCCATACTGAAAGTGCTTGTTGAAAATAAGACGGCCAGAGACTTCTGTGTCCCTGACCGTCCCTGAAAGGTATGCTCCCTCCCGAGCAAGCATTCCCATATCAAACTTGGCGTTCGCAACATACCAGGTGGTTTCTGGGTTGCTAAAGGCTGGTGTGAGTAGCTTAAAAGTTTCCTCCCGGTCCAAGACAAAGCAATCATCTATATCGGGATACTGCTGAAAGTTAAAATAATAAGCCCCATCATGATCACTAAGGATAAGGCTAAACAGGCGGTCACCGCTATAAACTCGTAGTCCAGTGGTTTCAGTATCGAGCCCATACGCGCCATCCTTTTCAAAGTGCTTGCAAACATCAGCTAACCTTTCTTTTACGACCAACACGCTTCGTTTTCCTAAATGATGAGATTATAAAATCAACTAACGCCGCTTCTTTTACGTCCTCTTTATCAGCCAGTGATTTGATAAAATTTTTATTCTGCTTGGTGATCCTGGCAAATAGGACGACATCCCTTTTGGGTCTGTGTAAGCTTTCTAAGTTCATGCTTCCTCCACTATTTGTATTTTTACCTCTTGATTTTTTAGCTCGTTTTCCACCTGCGACTTTTTTACTATTTTTAGCCATTTCTTTTTATCCCCATTCCAACGAAAGCCAACCTCTTTGGCTTTACCGGTTGATACCCCATTGTCTTCCCAGGGTTTCTCACAAACGGCCATCAGCGTTACGTTAGGCTCTTTTGATACCCTGGCAACGTCATTGATATCATAAAAACTAAGTACCTTCAGCATCGATAAAACATCAAAAACAGCCCGGTGGCTCCATGGATTTAGGAAACCATGGTCAGGTCCTAGGTGCTGCAGCTTGCGCGTTTTGATGCCTGGCGGATAGGGTACGTCTACACTAGTGTCTATCCAATGTCTGTCCGCCAGTTCGTTAAATTTTTGTACCTTTAGTTCAGCTTCTATCATGCCTCTATCGAAGGGGGCATTATGAGCTACAATATAGTCTGCTACATAAGAGAATTTTATAAATGCCTGCATGGCCTTCTGTGCGGGGACACCGTACTTGACCACCAACTCATCTGTAATCCCGGTCAGCTTGACAATTTCCTCGGGTATAGGCATCCCACACTTTACAAATTCATCGTAAAATTTTACCGGCATATTTAGCTCGGTATCGTAGAGAACCATCCCCAGCTCTGTTATCTTATCGTTTTCAAAACTTAGCCCAGTTGTCTCAACATCAACACCCAAAAGCAGCATACTATCTCCTTAAAGTTGGGGGCTACTGCCCCCTATCTGACAGGCAAATACACAACAACACTGAGTTAACCCAATAGATCCTCCCTTAAGTTAGTTAAAAATTCATCCATGTACTTGGGTATACCATTGGGGGTTTTATATTCCCTCATGTAGCTTACCCTCCCCCATGGAGTAACAGAAAAAACAAAACGGCTACCAGACTTAATGTTAGTGAGCCAGCCCCGAATATATCCGGGGATAAGAGTCCTGTATACTTCGATCCGCCATCTTCCATTGTCAGTCTCATAAATTTTTCCAAACCATTTTCTCACGTATACCTTCTAGCCAGCTGCTCCGTTAGAGCCTTCTTTAAAGCCCCCTTATAATTAATGGTCCCGCCGTTAACATAGTTGGGAAGGTGGCGTATGGTAGTTGGGTTAAGTCGCCCAAGATGCCTAGGGACCTTATAGTGAAGGAGCAAGTCCCCTGTCCCAGAAAACATCTTGAGCGCAGTCTGGGCTCGGTTGATAAACAGTATACAGTCGCCTGTCTTCATGGCAGCCAGCTTGCGCTGGCCCACGATTTTGGATAGCCCGTTGTGTCCGTTACCCAGGTTTATTCCAAAAAAGATATGAAGTAACCTGTTACTGGACATTGAAGTTCTCCAAAAAGTTAGCCACATCTTTAGGACTGCCCACGATGGCTGCTACCTTATGGTTGGTGGTCGGTTCCGGTATCTCAACCGTTTTTACTTTACGTTTGGTGATTCGACGATGTTTAGGCTCTACAGTTTTTGTTTTACCATTTAAGAATTTATTAACCTTATAAACCTGACTTGTAGCTATACCTGCTTTATCTGAAGCCTCCCTCAGTGTAAACCCTTTACCCATTAAAGCTTTTGCCTTCTTGTACCTCTTTAACGTTGATTCTGTTGGTCCTTTTGACATTTTCTTATCCTTTCGTTGTTAGGTTGGGGCGGGGGGAGGGTATGACTGCCCCCGCCCCCTGGGGAGTTTGGATGTACGCCTAAGCGCGGGACCCACTACCCCATTTCTAAAATGTGTCGTCTGCGCGTGCTTCATCGGTGCCAACTTCACGCTCTAAGTCCCTGTTGTCCACTTTGACGTGAGCTTCCTGGACCATGGTAAACCAAGGGTCAACCGCTTCTAGCTCATCCACGGTGGTATCGCGTCCCTCCTCCGCTGTGAACTCGAAGAATCGTCCTTTATCGTTTTCAACCTGCTTGGAGCCAAGCTTGAAGGTCTTGAACGCTAGTGGCTTTTTAAACCTCTCCAATTTTGCTCGGCACGTTTCCAGCTTCTTGCCGGTCTTATAGGATGTTGACCTAAACTGGATGGCGTAAGGTGTTGCATTCCCTTCCTTTATATCTTGTGGAAGCAGCGCAAAATAATTTATGCACTCATAGTTGATGTGCTCTTCACCGTCTATCAATTCTTCCCGTGGTGTGCTGGCATTGGCCACGGTGAAAGGCTCCTGGGATACAAACTCAGGTTTGCCTTTGGTTTGCTTGAACTTGACCCAAGACTTGTTGGCACCAAATAGGATCACCTCAACGGTTTCTTCCTTGTCCGCCAGTATGTTGGAGTCAACGCTACCGACGATCTGGCCAGACTTGGCTTTTTCCTGCGCCACCAGCTCGCTCACTGGCTGCATCAGTAGCAGCTTGGACAGTAGGATATCCTTTGAGTCCACTGGTGTTGAGTCCATCAGTCCTGAAAATTTCGCCAACTTCTTCTCTTCCGCTTTCGTAAGCTCTTTCGACATTTCGATCTCCTTGCATTGTTAGTGCTTATTAAAATCACGCTATCCGAACTGATAGCGATAGTCAACCTTTTCTCATCCCCAGCTGGTAGTAAACTTCCGGCTCCGATAGCCCGTCAATTTTAAAGTCGATGTTTCCCTCTTCCACCGCGTTAGCGAACTCCTCTTTATAAAAGGAGTTAAGAGTCTGGCTCTGGATCGACTGCATGTTAAACAGAACGTCCTCCCCCTTGTGGCGGGATATCCAGGAGAACAGCTGGCACTTAGCATCGGGATCTTTTGGAACCCTGACGCTATACTTCTCCTGGCGGTAGATCGTCCCAAACCCTGGGATATGCTGCTTCTGCAGATCCGCAGCTTCCATGGTTTTGATCACCTCCTTTTTCATTCCCTCGAGCTTCCCCGACTCCTCTTTAAGCCTGTCTTTGATGTTGTCCACGACTGCCTTTTGTTCCCAGACTTCGCGGCACTTGTCCAAAAATTCTTCCATTATTTTTACTCCTCCAGAATACTGTGATTTTGGATCTGTCCTCTAAGACTATGGTGTTCTTTTATTAACCGATGAAATCCCATGACCAAATCATTATTAGACTCCTGGAATCCTTTTAGCGATTCTTTCAGCCCCTGATTTATTTCGCAGAGCTGCTTGACAATGGAGCCGGTATCCAGCATGTAGCTGCCCGCACCATTTTCTTTCATACCGTGGTGGTAAAGAAGGTCTTTGACAAAATTATTGACGCTGGCACCATCAAAATAAACTTTCTCAAGTTTTAAATCTTCTCCAGTTTTAGACCAATCCCTAGCAACTACCCAGAGCGCGTCTTCTTCCTCACAATAAACAAAGTCCCCCAATTTTCCGTGAATATCCTCCAGTCCATCGGGGGACTCTTCTACAAAGCAAATCATTCAGTCCTCCAACAAGTTAAACGTTGCCACTTCCCGCCTAAGACTAGCCGCTGGATCTTTCATCTCCGCTTTGAGTTCGGCTATGGCTTCTTTCAGGGCAACTATTTCTTTTTCGTGGTTATAGTTTTCACTGATAATTTTAAACACCGCTCCATTACTCAAAGCTCCACAAAAATTGTCCACCTCTTCCTGCTTGCCCATGATCTCAACTTTAGCCTTCATATATCCAGCAGGGCGTCCACTAACTTTAGAGTATTTAGTTTCAGTGACATGAATATCTGTGAACACCGGAAGCTTAGCATCATCACTCTTAAGCATCTCCTCCTCAATCCCTGGCGGAAGCTCATAGGTCTCCGCAAACTTCCGTTTAGTCTCCTTGAGCTGCTTGCGCATCTCCTCCTCAATCCCTGGCGGAAGCTCATAGGTCTTTTCACCGAATTCATTAAAGGGGTCATTACTCATCGGAAGACTCTATCTGCTTAGGTCCATTAACATCTACCCCCACACTAAAATCATGAGGTGGAGTCCTGTCCATCATCTTTAGTGCCAATTCCTGGATAAACTGAGTAGATTGGCTACCGTTCTTGTGGAAGGATTCTAGATTTTCCCTAAGGTTTCCATAGTGCTCCTTTACCAAATTTGCTTTTTGCTTAGCCAGCTCCTCGGCATGTTGCTTTTTCAGCTCCGCCATCTCCGCTTTGATCTCGAGTACCCTATTAGCAGCCTGGTGTTCCGCCTTGGCGATAGCTTGCTCGGTACGAAGCTTGGACATTGCCTTTAGCTCGATCTGCTCTAGCTCGGCTTCTTTTCTTAGTCTATCTTCCAGCAGCTTTCGGTCTTCTTCAGCCTGCTCTTTGGTGCGCTTAACCTCAATGTCCTTGGCTTCGATGGCAAGCTTGTGTCTATGCTTTTCTTCCTCCAGCTGCATTTCCTGGGAGCGCTTTTGGTTTTTTAGATCGAGCTGCATATTCTCCAGCTCTATTTCAAGCTCCCGCTTTTTTCCTTGCAAGTCGATGATATCATTGGACACACGGTCTAGCTTCAGTTCCTTGTTCTTGGTCTTTTTCTCAAAAAATTTCACTTGGTCATACCTCCAAAATTAATAAGTTGTATTGTTGTTAGCAGAGCGCTAGCGGAAGTGCAAGCACTAATTGAAAGCTATCGCAATTTCATCTTCAGAACAATGCTTTAAAGGCTTCCCCTCGAATATAACAGTAGCTGTTCGCGGTCCAACTGACTGATAAATATTATGCTCAAGATAATCAATTAATATAACTCTTTGCTCAATGCTTATTTGCATACCACTCAAAGCAATTCTATCCCCATCATTAAATTGAATATAGGCTGACTGCTTGCCACTGATCCCAATCGGATCAACCAGCGCTGATACAAACTTGGGGGTGACACCAGCGCAGAGCGCTGCCCCAATGCCCCTTATAAGATCTCGCCTATTCATGACTTGGCCACCACGATTTTAGATTTTTCCTGATGAGCTTGCATAAACTGGTAAAGCCCCGGGCAAACTTTCTGCATCTCAGCTTCTGTTGGTGAGCGGAACTGATCAGCGCGCATAAAAAGCTGGTACTGCTTTTGTATATTTTCATCAGAGTTATTCTGCATTAGCGCCATGGCCATGATCTTCCACATTATAGCCCGCCTTACCCAAGCTTCGCGGTCGGTCCAGTCTTGGCGGTCTTTGGATTTAAACAGTATCCGCTTCAGTTTTTCCAGCTCTTGGTCAATCATAGCCACCTCTTTAGCAATGTCTGTTCTTCTTTGGTCAACGGTCCCTCCTGCTGGGTATAAGCCGCAAGCTCATAGGGAATATCATAGTAGGCTTGCTCATGGTTTTTATACCTAAGCCTGCCGCCCCAGTAGTAAAAAATATAAGACAAGTAAAACCTAAACCACCCATGGTGGACCACCTGCCAGTAGTGAACCATCTCATGCTTTAGCAGCTTGGGGCTTGGCCTACTCCATGGTTCATTAATTAAAATGAATGGGTACAGGGTGATAGCCTGAACCCTGAGCATCTTGGCTATTAAACTGTTAGTCACGACTCTTGGTTTCATCTATTGTCCCATCCAAAGTAAGCATTACTGGTGGCACGTGTGCCTGCTCTACTTCAAAGAATCTCATATTAGGTGCCGATCGCTTAAAGAAATATGCTTTATGAGCGGCGTTGAAGGTTTTGGCCTCACCAATATCGAAACATGCTGTATCTGCGTCTTTAGCCCACATGACAAATTTGCCATCACGGAAAGTGAGTACGTAAATTTCCTGTTCACTAATCATCTGTTTTTTCATCTCCATTGCAGGTGCACGAATCTTCTTGTTCATAGCATCCGCCGCATAAATTTACACATTTGGGGCAATCACAGAGCGTTCCATATGTCTCTCTAATGCATTGGTCTTCTGTACGGACTTGGGCAACGCATGTTCTTTTATGTAGCTTTGTCATGTTCAGGGACATCTGTTTTTTGATCCTCATCATCCATATTTAAAAATTTTCTTACAGATACTTCGTTATTATTAGAAGGACCAGCATCTCCATTTAACTCAGGCCGCAAATGCTTTATCAAAAATCCCTCTACATTACTTAACTCCCCCAAAGGCACTCGTATATAAAACGCTCTATCAAAATCTTTATCTGTGTGAGCAACAACCCTGGCCATAATATTTTTGGACTGCCCCACATACTGGACTTTTGAATCTTTTATTAAAAAATAAACTCCAGACATTTGGCTATGGCATGGAACCATTCTAAGCATCTCGCCCATGCTTAAAAGATCTGGTGGAATATCCTCTAAAGGAGCTTTAGCACCTTCAACACAAACGGATAAAGCTTTGAGTGACCTGCCTTCCTGTAAGGAGAATAGGTTATCTTTAACCCAGTTTGATATATCTTTACCGAAAAAATATGGGCCATTTTCTTCCACCCAAACGCAAGGGGCTAATCCCTCTTTAGCATATCGAAGAAGTGTTTCTGCGCTAACATATTTACACCTTTTAGCAGCTTGATGATGATCCAATAATTTAGGGATGGTATCTATGGATTCTATATGCCCCCTTAGCTCTAGGGTCATAACAACTCCCTAAGCTTAAGAATATTATTCGCAAGGTTCTCTTTGCGCGCCAGTGCATCGAGTATAATCTCATCGATACTATCTTTCGCCACCAGGTCTATTCTTGTGATGGACTGGTGGATCTCGCTCCCGCCACGGTGGCAGCGGGCTTCCGACTGCAGGTCAGCTTCTAGGCTGAAGTTCCGACTGTAGTAAATCATATAGTCCGCCGCCGTCAGGTTAACCCCAACGCCACCGGCTTGTTGGTTTGCAACCATGACTCTATAGGTATCATCTGTTTGAAAGTCATCGATCGACTGCTGACGGGCTTTGTCTGTCATCCCACCGATCAATATGCAATGCTCCTTTTGGTCGATGGTATCTAGCATCCGACTAATCTGGTGGTGATTGTTTTTAAAACTAGACCAAATGATAACCTTGTGGTTCCTGGTCAGCTCCTCCACCAATTCTTTTAGCAGGTCCATCCGTGGATTCTTATCGAACTGGTTTTCTTTCTCCTCGTCGTCCATAAAAAAACCGCTGGCAATCTGCTGGAGCCTTAGCCCCCTGGTCAGCGCAATGGACGCTACGCAAGCTTTATCATTTAAATAGGCTACGTAGGATTTTGCCATTTGCTTATACATGGACGCTTGCTCCCCACCCATTTCAATCTCGAATCTTTTGCGGACGATGGGCGGGAGATCAAGGCAGTCTTTTTTAAGAACTCGGCTTGCTTTTCGGTAAATTTTGGCATTGAACCGGGCTGAGAGATCTGGGATGGGCTGCCAGTTCGGGAAGTATTTTTGCTTTGGCATTCCCGCATTGCGGTCGATAAAAAACTTCGCTCTAAAGGCAAAGAAATTTTTATCAAAGCTCGCGCCACTGTCAAGAAAACGGAACTGAGCCCATATATCCATAGGAGTATTAAGTATAGGAGTCCCTGATAAAATGTATTTATACTTGGCCTTATCCGCCAGTTCGATCGCAAGCTTTGTTCTTTTTGCTTTAAAGTTCTTAAGTCGTTGGGATTCATCGGCTACTATTACCTCCGGTTGCCACTGTTTCAAAAGCTGGAACAGCTCTTTCATCTGCAGTGATTCATAATTAGTTATAAAGATCCTGCTCTTAGTTTGATCTGGGGCATCTTGCCAAAACCCCAGGTCTTTAAATTTTTTTATGCGCTTGGTGCCTGGCCCATCTAAGACGTGACACTGTTTATAAACACCTTCAGCCGCGTGCATCTTAAATTCTCTTTTCCAGTTTTCTCTAACCACAGGTGGGCAAAGCACTAATGTTTTAAGGATGCTGCCTACTTGAAAATACTTATGGCGTAGGATGTTGATAGCCGTAGCCGTCTTGCCGGTATTATGTACTACTAGACCATTGGCCACAAAACTATTGTAAGGAGATTCGGCGCAGATATCATAGGTCATCTCTTCACCGACATAAGTTAACGACTCAAAGCTCCGCCATTTTATTTTTCCGTGCCCAAAGTTGTCATAATTACCATGTAGCTTAAAATGATCGTTGGGAGAAATCTTTTGGAGATTTTTTATGTCATTGTTTTTGTGGTTATGATCCTTGTGGTGAATGTGCCACTCGCAAGGATCAACAAAATTTAAGCTTGCTGCTAAAGAAGGGGAGGCAGTATATTCTTGATATACTTCTAGATCGGGTAGTTTATTAAGGTGCATCTCATAAATTGCCCTATGCTTCTCAATCCTTTTTCTTTTATTTCCGTGAACCGTTGTAGTATGCGCGTATGGATGATAAGCCCCAACTGTTACCAAATTATACTTTGGTTTTTTTACTGCCTTTCTTTTAGCTTTTTTCTGGTGCCTAGTTAAATCATCACAAGCTATCATATCGCTCTTTTTTAAATCCTGCGCTTCTACCCAGCCGCGTTTGGTAAAAATCTTATGCTCAGCTGTAACCTTAAGGCGGGTGTGGTTTTTAACTTTAAGCTCATAAACCTCTTTCTCTCCAGACCTATAGACATCTAGAATTCTATTTAGCCCAACAGTATGATCTTCTTTTAGGCTCCTAACTCTAATGCTACCCTTAAATCCTCTTTCTTTATGATCTAGTTCTACTCTGTGAAATTTTCGGTAAAGTTCTTCTATTGTTAATTTTAAACCTCGACCATTAGCATTAATTGATATTATCGAGTCTCTCCCTAAACAGCCCATGTCCCAAAAGAGAGCATACCCCGGCAGTAGAGCAGCTTTTTCTATTACTTCTAGCTGGTGTTTCCATGGTTTTAAAAAATATTTCATTCCTTCCTCAACAAAATTCTATTGGCAATAGCCTGTTTCTCTTCCTCATCGTGGACCATTGCCAGTTTAATAAGACAATCCTTTAAAAATTTATTCTCTTCCTCCAGGTCCATGGCGCTAAGGGTCTTAATCCCAAGCATCACCGATAATGACTTAAGCTCCTTGATCAGTTCAAGCTGGGAATAGTCCTTGTACGTATCCATAAAATGCTGCAGTGATTCACTCGGTTTCATCTAAATATTCCCATAGTTCATTTATCCAAACCTCTTGAGCGGCAGAGAATACTGTAATAATTAATTGCCCGCCCAACCATTTAAACTGCACGTTCATTAAAGCTTCTTCCAGCTCCTCAATATCCCAGCTTCTATACTTTTTAAACTGCCTAGTCTCCGTCATACTTGTACCGATCTGAGAAAAGGCACTCGCTTACGGGGACATCTTTAAAATACCTTTTACAAAACCCAATGGTAGAGTGACACTTTAGCATCCCCACAAATAAAAATACTGATACGATGGCTATAAGTATCGCTGTATCAACATCCATTCTCATCAGTTAACCCTCACGAAATCTTGCTCTGCTAAAAGAAACTCATAGCGCCCAAACACCAGCGCCACATATGGAAACTTGGGATCGCTAGTCTCCTTGATCAAAAACCCCCGGATCATCTTTCTCCCCTCATCTATAAAGCACTCGGGCATAATGTGACTGCACTTTCTAAACCCAAAGTCTCTGCTAATGATTACCTTTTGTGGCTCTATTTTACGTGCGGTCTGGATCATTTCCACCACCCTAAAATATAGCTGAAGGGAACTCCCAGGATCACATGGATGAACACGAATGCAAAAACTTTTTTACCCCTGCTAATGTCATCCATTTTACCCGTTGTGCTAATGCTTAATACTATCAGCAGTGTCCAAAGAGCCATGGTGTAGCCTTGAATGAAACTCACTGCACTCCCCCAACCGTTGGGGTTAGCTCCTCAATGAAGTGCGCCATGCTTAGAATCATCATTGATTGTATCTGCGGATCGGTTTCTTCCCTTATCGTTTTTTCTACCAATGCCATCAGCACAGCATACTTTGAGTGACTGTCAACATTGATAAACATCTTCTCAACATCGGTTACAATCGATAAGCCATCACCGTACCTTTGAAAAAATTCTTCCATCTTCATTGCGCATAGTCCTTTCAAAAAGTCAACAACGACACACCTAGCAGAGTGCTAGCGCTATTGCAAGCTATTTATTTTTAGAAAGTAAATTTTTACCTATTGACTCGGCTCGTGGTGCTATGCAAAACTCTTTTTTACTTTCGCACTAACCCTTTATGCCTTCAGGAGCATTTATGATCCAGATCCTTGGCCTTCGGAAGTTTACCCCCAAAGACAAGCCAGATACAGAAAAAACATACGATGCCTTCCACGATAAACACTGGAGAGCTAAGTCAGTTCCCGATCTTTTCAAAAATATTACAAAATATATTGAGATGATACCCGAACGAGATCGGTGGAATATATTCTACACAGTTGCCCATTGTAACGAGGGTAAAAGAGATTTCAAAAGTCTTGGGGTTATCGCTTTCGATATCGACAACGTACCGAAAGAACAAATAGATAAAACCATCGAAGTCGTTCTACGTCGAATTAAGTTGAACAAAGTCGAAGTAGGTATAGTTGATAGCGGCCATGGACTGCATTTTATTGTTGGTCTTAAATCACCTAAGGCTAAAATCTTCTATAAAAACACTAAGCCCCACTACAAAGCATTAGCAGATAGTATCAACCGCGACATGGAAGCCGCCGGACTTAAGGGAAGAACCGATACCAGTGTTTTTGAACCTCGCAGAATTCTTAGGCTTCCCATGACTATCAACAGAAAGCCTGGTAAACAGGACGCTTGGTGCCGCCTACTCCAGCCCCTTATAAAACCAGTAGACTTCGATATAGTGGAACTGTCTGGACTGCCACTAGTAAAAGCCAAAGATCAGCTAGAAACCAAAAAGCTTCCCCTGGTCGATCCACCCTCAGTTATGCAAGGCTGTGAATTTCTGAAATACTGTAAAAAGAACCCAAATGATATCAGCGAAGCACAGTGGTACGCGGCGCTAAGCATTACCGCCAGGCTTAACGGCAAGGATGAAAAGGACGGCTACGAGTGGAGCCACGAGCTTTCAAAGGGTTACAATGGATATGACCCTGACGAGACAGACCAAAAAATTGAACAGGCACTCCAAGCCTCTGGTCCTCGTACATGTGACAATATCAATGGACTCTGGGATAACTGCGGAACTTGCCCGAATCACCAGAAGATCACCAGCCCTATACTTATCCGAGGTGAAGATTGCATACCCACCGAAACCAATGGGTTTCACTATCACCCAGCAGACGGTAAAGGAAAACCTACTCCAGCTTACGATGATCTCCGACGATACTTTGAAAGGGAGACTAACTACAAAGGGTTAGGCGGCTCTGGGATGGTGCATGTGTGGAAAAACAAGCACTATCAGTATCTTGAAAACCGCTTCCTATCCCAGTACGCACAGGAGAAGTTCGACCCAAAAGCAACCATGTCCAAACGCCGTGAGCTCGTGGACCTGGTTACCTCCACCAACCTAAAACCGATGGACTGGTGGGCGACAAGCCCCCGCCGCAAGATCAACTTTCAAAATGGCTACTTCGACCTAGATGATATGGAGTTTAAAGCACACAGCCCAAGCATCGGCTTTCGCTATGTTCTTCCCTACAAATTCGACTCGGAAGCCAAAGCTCCAGTTTTCAAAAATATGCTGGCTGACGTTACTGGTGGCAACCAAAAGCTCCAGGATGTTCTTTTAGAGTTCATGGGCTATGCCTTGTCCTCAGACTCTTGTTGGATTCACAAGGCGCTGGTTTTAGTAGGGGACGGAGCTAATGGAAAATCAACCTTCGTCAATGTGCTTAGAAATTTAGCAGGTATCGGGAACTATACTAGCTTTAGTATCGACCATCTGAACAAATCTGAATATAACCGCCAGCTTCTAGATGGAAAACTATTCAATGTGGCTGAAGAAACACCCACCAAGGCGCTCATGGATAGCAGCCTTTTTAAATTACTGGTTGGCGGGGGCGAAGTCCAGGTCAGATCACCCTACAAAGAACCCTACTTTTTCCGCAGTAGCGCCAAATACCTCTTTTGCTGCAATGCTCTGCCGGATGCCCTCGACACCAGTATGGGTTTTCTTCGGAGGTTTATAATCGTGCCCTTCGATCAGACTTTTACCGCCGAGTCAGGAAATTTTGACCCTTTCATCGAGGATAAGCTCAAGGAAGAGCTGCCCGGTATCTTCAATATGTGCATGGAAGGATACAAGAGGCTAAAAGAACAGGGAGACTTCACCGCTTCCGATGAGATCAAAAAGCAGGTCAGAGAATACCAGCTTGATAATGATACGGTGCTGGCTTGGTTTGACGAGAGCGTAGTGGTAGAGCCCAATGGAGGCTTTGACGAACACTTCTCGCCAATGATGGACCTATATCTAAACTATAGGTATTACATAGAGTCTAGGGGCAAAAAACCAATCAACATGAATAGATTTTCCAGGCGGCTTTTCAAGTTGATACCTAATTATGACAAACACTACCGAATCAAAAAAATGAACAAAAAAACTACACGTGGGCTTCAAGGCGTTAGGTACGAGGAGTATTCTTAGCGCTTAGGGTTATTGAAAGTGGGAAGCTGGGGCATGTATTTTGTCCCGGCTTCTTTTTGTCTATAACACCGGTTTGCTATGCACTCGGTTACGCAGTTACGCAGTTACGCATGTTTTCAAACAATTTCAGAATTTGAGAATTTTGTTAAAGTTGCTATCTTGCTATACACTGCCCCGTTATTATACACCAGTTTGTGGTAAATTTTAAGGGAAGTTACTAATATACCGTAACCATCGTCAGTTGAGGAACCGAAAGTAATTTAGTGATACCAGCTTATTAGGGGGGTAGTTACCATATTTACTATATTTTCTCTAAGAGTAAATATATTTTCAAACCCAAAGTATAAAAATATAAAAGTATATGTCTCAAATAGCCAGCCCCTTTTAGGGATTTTTTTATTTTCGAGACAATGTGGGGTTAGTTCCTTGACTAACAGGGAAAAAGTAGTTTATTTGACTGACGACCGTTCTGTAACGCGTAACCCAAAAGGAGAAAAGTAAATGCCAAAGCAGCCAAAGCCAAGAGTACATAAGAAGAGGAAAGGGGAGAGATTTACTAAATGTGGAAGAACATTAGATGGTTATTGCTCACTTTTGTTTACTGAAGTCTGGAAGGAGGTGACATGCACCCAATGCTATAAGCGCAGATGGGAGGGTAAAGACATATGGAACCAAGAAAATAAGCCCCACATTAAGCATAAGCGCGGAGAGGGTGGGACTGAGTGCGGGCTTCCAGATTGGGCAGGCTACGATATTGTGATCTATGAAAGATGGTTAGGAGTTAATTGCAAAAAGTGCCTCAGGAATTTACCAGGAGGTGGTAAAATAAAAGATGCAGCTTTTGGCGAGGCTGCGCCATGAACGATCGGGGCCAAGTTCTTCCAAAGGGTGGGAGGGGCTTGGCTTTTGTATTAGTGGATGAGGCCAGGCGCGACTCTGGCTTTGCCAACCTGCTAGTCCGGTTGACCTTTATATTTACCTGCGTATAGGACCCGTCTAGCTTCCTATCCTTCTCGCAGGTATTGCGTGTCTCTAAGGTACGAACTATAAACTATTGCAGCGGTTGGCCAATCCCGCGCACCTAGCTATCCCACGCCGCTCATCCTTGCAACATTGTATAGCTTGCTATACACTTCCACAATGAAAAGAAGACAGTTCAATATCCGCTTAGACGATAAAGTCAAGAAAGACTTAGAGTTAACCAGCGTGGTGTTGGGCGAGGATCAGAGTAGAATAGCGAGGGTGGCGATCATGGGGTATATCGAGATGCAAGCCCAGATCAACCCAGAGCTAAGAAGATGTTTAAATTCCTCCGATGTGACCAACGGATCAGAGGAGGACTAGGGAGCCCCCGACCAGTCAGAACCTAGGCTGTGCCTGCGTTCGGGACCGCTCCCCGCGCTAACCTAGTAAAACAGTGGAGTAACAGTGACAGATAGACCTCAGAATAAAAATTTAAAGCCGTTTAAACCGGGGGAGAGTGGGAATCCGCGCGGAAGGCCAAGGATCAGGGACAATCTCAAGGAAGTCAAGCTCCTCAGTAAAACTGAGATGAGAAGATTGATCCAGAAAATTGTGGATATGACCCCCGAAGAGTTGGAGGTTATATCTAAAGACAAGACGGTTCCGGCTCTTGAAATGATGTTGGCGAGTGTTGCTTATGAGGCAATTCGGAAAGGGGATCAGGCTAAGATAAACTTTCTACTCGAAAGAACTATCGGGAAAGTTGCGGAGCGCCATGAGCATGAGGTAACTAACGTTACATATGAGACAGAAGTAAAAGAAGATGGAACGCTTTTACAAAAGATACATGAGGAAGAGAAAGTAGAGGGCAAGGTTGATGAATAATTTACGGGGTTTCAAGTATTCACCGCAGACTGGTAATTTGTTCAGAAACTTTTCCACAGGGGGTAAGAATCCGGGAGTAGTTGGTTATAAAGGCAACCATGGCTACTTGAGCTTTTGCTACAAAGGAAAACGCTACTTGGTTCATAGAGCAGCGTTTAAGATAATGGGTGAGCACATAGAAGAAGGCAATCAAGTAGACCATAAGGATGGTGATAGAACTAATAATAAATGGATTAATTTACGTTTAGTTCAGCCTAGGGGCAATAGTGTCAATATGAAAAGACACAGGAATGGGAAGAAAGTTATAGGTGGATACTACGATAAAATTAGTCATAGATATGTTGCCAGGATTCGGCACAAAGGTAACGGTATGAATCTTTGGCTGCTCTTGTTCACCTGCAACAAATGACGTCTTGACCGTCCCATTCGTATTACCAGAAGTATCATTGGCAATGATTGTGATATTGAACGATCCTGGCAACAATGCCGAAAATAACTTGCTATAGTTGCCGTTTGTGCCATTGAGCTTGAAGGTGTTATTAGTATTATCCGGTCGCACGAGAAACAACAACACCGTATCGACTGCAACATTGTCAGTCACCCGTACCGTTACATTCACATCATCATATTGGTTGGGAGATGCAGGTGTAATTGTGAGATTCTCAACGCTTGGATTGACCGACTCGGGCGGAAGAGTCGTGTCAGTATTGCTCACATTAGTCGTGTTGATATTGCCCGTTGGCGCGCCGAAGCCCGGGATGAGACCGAGCCAGTTTCCGAAAAGGATATAAAGGCCCAGGGCGGCGATGATGGGAAAGACATCCCGGCCACGGCTTCCGATCGCTTCGTCAAGCAGGCCGACAAACACGTCCAGGATGGATTCGATCAGATTGGCAAATCCGGTCGGCTTCAACGCCATGGTGCCTCGCACGGCCAGGGCGGCTCCGAGGATGCCCAGCATGACCAGCCAGCTATGGGAAACGTACAGGGGAATGCCCGGGAGATAATGGAAAAACTCAAAAGGTTCCTTCATTCGGTACGGTAGCCTCCTGAAAAACTCCCCCGCTACGGTTGCCCGACGCGGGCGGGTGAAAATGCGCGTTATATTAATCGCGCTTTCCGGACGGTGTCAAGAAATCAGGCATAAACCTCCTATCAGTTTTTTTTATTTGGAAATAAAGCCGCCGCCACGAAAAAAAAACAAAGGAATGCTTGACAGGGGAAAAGGCGAAATGGTAAATCATCGGGGCTCACGGCCGGGGCACTCTCTTCCTGAAACGGACACGACCTTCGCGTTCGTTTGCCAACGGATCCGACGGACCGTTTTCCCGACTTCGTAATTAACGTACCTCTGGAGGCCAAACGTTGAAGACCGGCACTTTTGCACGCGGCACCCATCCCCCGGATCACAAAGAATTCACCGAATCCAAGGCGCTGGAAAACGCTCCCGTCCCCAAACGGGTCATCGTTCCTCTCAGTCAGCATATCGGCGCACCCTGTCAGGCCCACGTCGGCATTGGCGATAGGGTGAAAATGGGACAGGTTATCGGCATGGCCGAGGCCTTCGTATCGGCGCCGGTCCACGCCACGGTGTCAGGCAAGGTGGTGGCGATTGCGCCGATGCCGCATACACTGGGCCGCGATGTGCCTTCCGTGGTGATCGAAAACGATAATAAGGACGAATGGATTGAAGGCCTCACGGAAACTCCGGACGTGCTGTCGCTGGATGCCGAAGCGTTGAAGGAGAAGGTGAAAGCCGCCGGGATCGTCGGGATGGGCGGCGCCACCTTCCCGACCCACGTAAAGCTTTCACCGCCCGCGGAAAAGAAGATCGAGTGCGTCATATTAAATGGCGCCGAATGCGAGCCTTACCTGACGGCGGACTACCGGTTGATGATCGAGCAACCCGATGCCGTCGTATCCGGTCTGAAAATTCTGATGAAGATA